AAATATAAAATGGTAAATGAAAATCTAGTTCTATCAAGGGATGAGAAGAAAGAAATTGATGTGACTGAATTTAGAGAAGTGGAACTAACGTGTGCGATAAATATAAATTCTAGAAATTGGAAAGAGCGTATTATCATTAATATCTCATAAAGAGCAAGTATCTATATTTTTATTAATACTTAGTCAAAGATTAAATATAAAAAATCCTCTAAATTCATAGTTTAAATGATATTTTATGAAAATTGAATTGAATCTTTAAAGAGTTTAAAGCTGTATCAAAAATTGACAAAAGTCTAGGCTAAGAACTTAGACACTAGTTTCTATATCCAAGACAGAATGCCAAACGGGTTTAATCAAGCTTCTTCAAACGTTGAGTCAATCGTCGGAGTACAGTTCAGTATCTTCTCTCCTGAGGAAATTGAACGTAGCTCCGTGGTTGAGATCACCTCGCAGACCCTATATGAAGGAAATGAACCTAAAATTGGCGGGCTATTTGACCCACGAATGGGTGTTCTAGATAATGGTAAAATATGTCGTACATGTGACCAAACTAATCATAGCTGTCCCGGCCACTTTGGTCATTATGTACTTACCCGTCCAGTATATTATATTCAATTTCTCCCAATGATTCTAAATGTTCTCAAGTGTATCTGTATTCGTTGCTCCAAACTTAGAATTGATAAAGAGCATCACAAAGACCTACTTAATCGTAAGGGAGAAGCGCGCTGGAAAGAGGTGCTAGCACTATCGTCCAATATCAAAAGATGCGGACAAGAATGCGAGGATGGTTGCGGTGCGCCACAGCCTGATAAGTTTACGCGTGAAGGCATTGCGCGTATTATTGCTAATTATGCCGAACTAAAACAACAGCAACCGCTTGAGGTGGAATACGTACATCGTCTATTCCGCCGAATCTCGGATGAAGATGTTGACTTTATGGGTCTATCTCGTTACTGGTGCCGCCCTGACTGGATGATCTGTAAGGTTCTTCGCATTCCTCCTCCCCAAGTGCGCCCCTCAGTTGTTCAAGATAACAATCAGCGCTCAGAGGATGATTTGACGCACAAGCTCTTTGATATCATCAAAAACGATAAATCTCTTCAACAAAAGATTGAGGGCAATTCTTCAAAGAATGTTATTGATGAAATGACCAATGTGGTTCAATATCACGTGGCTACACTGGTTGACAATGAAATTCCTGGTGTGGCACCGTCCGCTCAACGGTCTGGTCGTCCTCTCAAGTCTATTCAACAGCGTCTTGGTGGAAAAGAGGGTCGTATTCGCTATAATATTCAGGGTAAGCGTGTAGAATTCTCGGCGCGTTCAGTTATTACTCCTGATCCAAATCTGAGTGTGGGTGAAATTGGCGTGCCACTGGAGATTGCGATGAATCTTACGAGTCCTGATAGAGTTACGCCCTACAATGTGGACAAGCTTTATAAACTTGTACAGAATGGCGCGGATAAATGGCCTGGTGCGAAAACAATTGTTCGCGCGGATGGTCGTATGATTTCACTAAAACACGTGAATACAAAGGAGATTGTGCTTTACAATGGAGATGTCGTAAATCGTCATCTTCTTGATAATGATATCTTGCTATTTAACCGACAGCCTACACTTCATAAGATGTCTATGATGGGGCATCGTGTGAGGGTCCTACCCTATAAGACTTTTAGGATGAATGTTCTAGTCACTCGTCCCTATAATGCTGATTTTGATGGTGATGAAATGAATGCGCATTTGCCCCAATCCTACGAAGCGATGGTAGAACTGGAGGAAATCGCGGCGGTTCCGCACCACATTATTACGCCCCGTCATGCCAAACCAATGATTGGTGTGTATCAAGATACACTTGTAGGTTCATACTTGCTAACAAAGCCTGGTATTAACTTCACTCAACGTGAATTTATGAACCTTATGATGTGGAACAAGCGCTTTGACGGCAATATGCCTATTCCCCGTGGTGGTACGGCGGGAAAGGAACGCTGGAGTGGGCAACAAGTACTAAGTGCCCTTCTAGCCCCCATTAATATTGAAATGGGCAACAAATCATTTGATGGCGACAAGGATTCAAAAGATTCTGATAACTATGTTAAAATTGTACAAGGTAACATTGAGCAGGGCATTGTAGACGGCGATGTGTATATGAAGCCCTCCAAGGGTATTATTCATGTGACATACAATGACTATGGTCCCAAAGACACTGTCGCCCTTCTGGATGCGCTTCAAAACACTGTAGAAAACTTCCTAGTACTTAATGGTTTCAGTGTGGGTATTAGCGATCTAATCGCTGATGAAGATACTAAGAGGGCCATTGATGCGAAGATTCAAGAACGTAAAAAGCAGGTTGAACAAGTAATTCTACAAGTTCATTTGGACTTGTTTGATAATAATACTGGAAAGACCAATCAACAGGAGTTTGAAGACCAAGTTTTCGGTATTCTTAACCAGGCCACTTCGGATGCGGGCTCTCTGGGTCAGAAATCTCTATCAAGTGAGAATCGGCTTCTAGCGATGGTCCGTTCTGGCTCTAAGGGTGAGCCTCTAAACGTGGCACAAATGATGGCGTGTCTCGGTCAAACGGCTATTGAGGGTAAGCGTGTTCCCTATGGCTTCACTGACCGCACACTGCCTCACTACAAGAAGTATGATGATTCGGCAGGTGCGCGCGGATTTATTGAGAGCTCCTTCATTGGTGGTCTGACCCCGCAGGAGTTCTTCTTTCATGCTATGTCTGGTCGTGAAGGTTTGATTGATACAGCTGTCAAAACGGCTGATACTGGCTATATTCAACGTCAATTGATTAAGTCAATGGAGGATCTAGTGGTACATCATGATGGAACGGTGCGTGATGCGAATAACAATATTATTCAGTACCATTATGGTGAGGATGGCACGAACCCAACAAAGATTGAGACACAGGCCTTACCGATTGGTAAGTTGTCTCAAGAGGAGATTCGTACACAGTTTGGAATGGTAGGTGTAGACTGGAGCGTTGTACTAAAAGATGGTATTGTACGCGATAATGATACTGAGTTAGTGGCTGATTATGTAAACACCCTTTTATTTGACCAACGTATGATGGTAGAAGGTGTATTTCAAAGCAAATCTCTAGATTCGGGCAGTGTTTTCGCCCCAGTCAATTTGGCGCGCTGGATTCTAAATATTAAGACACGATTCGCACTAAAGGCTACTGAGAAGACTGATTTGACCCCAGCATACGTGTTAGATGGTATTAAAAAGATTATCGCACGTACGCATCCCTATCACAAGATTTGGTGTGCCCTTCTACGCTTCCATCTGGCTCCCCACAAGTTGATTGTGAAGGAGCGTTTTACAAAGGAGGCGTATGAGATGTTGATGGAGATCATTCTGGTTACGCACATGAAGTCGTGGGTTCAACCTGGTGAACAGGTTGGTATCGTTGCGGCGCAGTCAATTGGCGAGCCCGCGACACAAATGACGTTAAACTCTGTAGATTGGGACACAGAAATCATCATTGCGAAGAATGGTAAAATCATAACTCCAATGATTGGAGAGTTTATTGATGATTATTATATGAATTGTGATAATGATGCTAAAATTCAACATCTTCCTAATGGACAAATATATATAGAACTAAATGATGGCAATGATTGGAAAGCAATCTCATGTGATGAAGATGGTAATATGAAATGGACTAAATTAGAGGCTATTACTCGTCATCCAGTTATTAACGAAGATGGTACAAATACAATTATTAAAGTAACTCTTGAATCAGGACGTGAAGTAAAAGCAACAAAGGGTAAGTCATTCTTAACATTACAAAATGGTAAAGTTCTTGAGACAAATGGATCAGATTTAAATGTTGGAGATTCTTTACCAATTGCGAATAGTCTTGTTATAGATCAGGTAGGATATATTACTGAAATAAATATGCGTGACATCTTACCACCTACTGATTATTTATATGGTACAGAAGTACAAAAGGCACTAGATGTAATGAATAATTCTAAAGATCGTCATTGGTTTCAGAAAAATCAAGGAACTTTATTTACAATTCCATATAGTCGCAGTGATGCGTTTCGCGATGCCTTTCATAATGGACATAATTCAAATGATATTCGTCCTCAAAATGTATATAATAAACATATGAAGTTAGATGTAAGTCAGATTCCTGAAACAATTCAACTTACAAATGATTTCGGTTTCTTCTGTGGCGCATATCTTTCTGAAGGAATGAGTAATAATACACAAATTATTATTACAAATAATGATACTGAATATTTGAATAAAATAAAAGTACTTATGGACAGTTGGAATGTAGGAACTCATACTGTATCTACAAAAAAGGAAATTGAAAATACTGGTATTAAAGGAACAACTACATCACTTATAATTCATTCAACAATTCTTGCTAAAGTAATGAAAGAATGGTTTGGTCGTGTAAGTTATGAGAAAAATATTCCTAATTGGGTATTTCAAGCACCAGATGATTTCTTGAAAGGAACAATTGATGGATATATTAGTGGGGATGGTACAGTAGATAAAAGATGTGGTACCGTTCACGCTACATCTGTATCTAAAGAATTATTGGAAGGAATTCAATTTATTCTAGCCCGTTATAATATTTATAGTAAAATGACAAATTATATGCCACCACTACAAAAATTTAAATCAGTGGCACATTGTTATACTATTACTATTCCAACGAAATACTCTAATCTATTTGCGAAGATATTTACTCTATCATTAAGATATAAACAAGAACGTCTTGATAAATATCATTCTCATAGAAATGTAGAAGATGTTAAGTCTAAATGGAATACAACAAATGATGTAGTATGGGATAAAATTAAAACTATTGAAGAAATTAGTCCAATGGGTGAAGGATGGGTTTATGACTTAACTGTAGAAAGTACAAGAAATTTCACAACAAAACAATTAATAGTAGAAAAAGATACGTTCCATCAAGCAGGTGTAGCATCAAAATCCGCGGTAACCCGAGGTGTACCGCGTCTAAGGGAACTTCTAAAAGTAACGCAGAATCCAAAGGCGGTTTCCCTAACAATTACTCTAAAGCCAGAGTATCGTAGCAACAAAGACAAGGCCCGTGAAGTGGTACAGGATCTTGAGCTAACAAATCTACGAAATATTACAGAGAAAATCGCCATTTACTGGGATGACAACGACGACGAAACAGTAATTGAGGAAGATAAAGTACTACTAAAGTTTTACAAGCTCTTTGAAGAAGGGCTAATGGCAGACGAAGGTGGAGAGGATAAGTGGAGTAAGTGGATATTGCGTCTTGAGTTGAATCGCGAGGAGATGTTTAATCGCAATATCTCTATTCAGGAGGTTGTATCAGTTATTAAGAACCAATGGAATCAGGATATCAATGTAGTCTATAGTGATTATAATTCAGATAAGTTAGTAATGCGCATTCGTCTTCCAAATAAGGACCGTCAGGATAAGGACACTGGAGCGCAACTGGATGACTTCACAAATCTCAAGAAGTTCCAGAACAAGTTGCTTAACATTATTGTTATTCGCGGGCTCCCTGGCATTAAGGGTGTAACTTTCCGCAAGGATACACAAGCTGTTGAGATGGTTGATGGGAAGTATGATCAAATTGATCAGTATATTCTTGACACAGATGGTTCCAACTTTATCAAGGTAATGAATCATCCTGCGGTAGATGGAACACGATTATACTCAACCAATGTCTGGGATGTGTATGAAATATTGGGAATTGAGGCCACACGCGCCATTCTCTATAATGAGATTAATGGTCTATTTGACAGTGTAGGTGTGAATTACCGTCATCTGTGCCTATTATGCGATGTTATGACTCGCTTTGGTCGTCTAATGTCAATTGACAGATATGGTATTAACAAGAATGACATTGGTACGCTGGCGAAGGCATCATTTGAGGAAACGGAGAAGATTCTATTGAAGGCGGCACTATTTGGAGAGGTGGATCCAGTAACGGGTGTATCTGCGAATATTATGATGGGTCAGCCAATTCGCGGTGGTACAGCTTTCTCTCAAATCTTAATGGATGATCAGATGTTAGGCAAGCTATTGGAGTCTGTTGATCTAGATAAGTATAAGGGAGTATTAGAAGATGAACTAGGAGGAGATATTACAGAATTAGGAGAAGCAGGTCTTCAACTAGCGGATCCTTGTTCATCTACGCAATTCCAGATGAATATGGTGTTGCCATCAGGTAAGACGGTAATTGAGGAACCTGAGATTGAAATTGACTTGGTTGACGGTTAGAAAGTTATATTAAATAATATAAACCAATAAACTAATTTAAAAAATAAATATTATTTTTTTAGAAAAAATAATATTAATCTAAAGCTAGACTATGTAATATATATATGGCACTTGGGATAAATGTATTAAAACCTTGGGATAAATGTATCATTTTTAGAAAAAATAATATAATTGCTAGCTCATTTGAACTTGAATCAAAAGAGTGTAATCATATTATTTCGGATGAAGAAGCTAGACTACATCAGTATAGAAATAGGATTAATCAATATGAATCTGGCTTATTAAATGGTAAAAATTGGGAGTATTATAAAAAAATTGTAAATCCCTATGAAATAGTCTATACACAAAAAAAGTACGATGATTTTCCTGAATCAGTAAGTTCTTTAAAACCTCTATCACGATCATATTTTAAGATGATAGAGATGATTTCAATCATTAATTTCTTTAATATACCCCATTTGGATAATGTAAGATGTGCGCATGTATGCGAAGGTCCAGGTGGATTTATTGAGGCTTTATTTGATGAAGCTATTAAGTATAGGAAAAGAATTCAAACAAGCATCGCAATGACATTGAAATCACGACAGACTAATGTACCAGGATGGCGACGTGCGTCCCAGTTTTTATACAAAAATAGAAATGTCAGAATTTTATATGGTGAAGATAATACTGGAGATATTATGAAACCCATTAATCAACAATTCTTCATTGATTATTGTATTCATCCATCATATGGAGGAAAGATGGATATTTTTACAGCGGATGGTGGATTTGATTTTTCATGTGATTACTCAAAGCAGGAAAAGATGATTTTTCCATTGCTATTGGCATCAACTAAGATTGGATTAGAGGTATTGAAGACAGGTGGTGTATTTATTTTGAAGATATTTGATTTTTATGAGAAAGGGACAATGGATTTACTATATTTGCTATCATGTCATTTTACAGAATGGACATTATACAAGCCTGCTATGAGTCGCCCTTGTAATCCTGAGCAATATTTCATTGGAAAGGGATATACAGGGGCTACAGATGAAGTATTTGATGTACTTCGTTTATGGTGTAGCATGCTTGAAAATAATCAACCAGTAGAGTCTCTATTTAAGATTGAAATACCTAGTGAATTTGAGAATGTTATTAAGGAATTAAGAACATTCTCATTCATTAAACAAACAGAGTATCTTGAAAAAGTATTTTTTATAATTAATAAAAGTGATGCGAGCGAAGCAACACACTTAATTCAGAATTATTTAAAGAATAATATAATGACAAGTTATGAATGGTGTATAAGATTTAGAGCGCCTATTTCTTCCCATTACCATTCAATTCAGGATTTATAAATTTATCAACCAGTTTCTTACCAATAATGATAGAAGCCTGATGCTGAGAAATGTTTCCTTCACCCATTCTATCAAGCATTGCCAACATACTTTGAATAGGTGTTAAATCCTCTTTTTTGATGAGTTTACTAAACAATTCAGGATATTTTTCTGCGAACTCAGGAACTTTTTCGCGAATTTGTTCTTCAGTAAGTCCCTGGCTTAGCCAGTTATTAACATCAACGAGCATTTCGCGAATAAAGCGCGCACGGACGCGTGGATCAAAGTCAAGTGTCTGGGATTCTGCTCTGGCGGTAGCTTCATCAATACTTTCAAGCGGGGCTGTTGGACGTTTATTAAATGCCATGTTCAATCTGGTAGAATATAGAAAAATCTTTTTATATCGTTACACACATAGTAGAATGAGCAGTAATATGGAGGGAGTCGCCCCGTCTACTACTTTAGCACGAAGTCGCCAAGTTTCACCGCTTCCTGTGGGTCCCGGGGGAAGCAATCCCATAAAACAGCAAATGAATGAAACAAATACTAAGCTAACAATGTTAACTGCGCAGGCAGAGGCAAACACAAAATATGATCCGCCTGTTCCTCAACCTGTAACAAAACAGGTAATAAAGGAGAATTTTACATCTAATTCTGCGAATATGCTTTTTGTAATTGCTGGATTATGTATTGTGTATGGTTTAATTGCTAAATAACATATAATAGTAGTAAATGAGCAATAATAGCAATAGTGAAATGAATATGTGGCCTAATAGTGAAGAGTCAGATGACGATTATAATGATGAAGATAGTATATTAAATGAGGAGCCACCGCCTGGTATTGATCCTGAATTTATAAATAATGTATCAAAACTTAAACATACAATATATGAGGCTACTGTTTTATCGCCTGAATTAGGCACAGAAGAAGCTCAAAGTAATAGAGTATTAGAAGATTATATAAATGTATTGAATAATGTGAATAATTTATCTAAACAGGCACAAAAGGGTGAAATTGATGAAAGTAAATTGAAGCAATTTCCTAAGGAAACACAAGAACCAATACATAATTTATTGACTACAATCGCAGATTATTCTACAAATAATTCACCTGCTGTTACAATTCCATATATAGATTTTCTTCAAAACAGTTTTAAAGTGCACCCATTTCAACAAACAAAAAAAACAAATTAAACAAATTCTTTTAATTAGAAACAATAGGGAATGGCAACTGATTGCCCAAAAGGCTTTATATTAAGAAGTGGATATACGCGGAAATTTCGTCCGAGTGTAAAAGCCTCAGGATTTACGGTAAGACGTAAAGGTACTACATATACAGTACGTCCTAAAGCTAATACAATTAAAGTTAATGCTAGTTGTGTAAAGAATCGTGGCCTACCAGGCAAGGGACCAAAAGACGGTGAAGGGATTGGTAAACTCCGGAAGGGAGAAATGATTAAATATGGCTATCAATACCGTTTATCCGACTCTTTACGACAGACTGCTTTAAAGAAAGCAATTAAACGCTATGGCGCATTAACAGTATATAGAAAGTTAGACGCGGTGGGAAAACTCTCTGTAAGAACTGCCCCCGATGCTAGTAAAATTTTTGTAAGAGATCGTAATTGGGTTAAAGACAACTTTGATTTAAAAGAAAAGAAATAAAATGTTAATTAATTTCTATTAGTTATTTTTTAATAACTACCGAGATTAATCAAATAATTGTAAAAGAAGAGAAAATATAGGCAATACTTGGTTGTT